TAATCCAATAATGTATCCATGTTCTTGAGCATGATACGTAAAACCATGTCCACTAGCCAACGCAGTACCCATTGCAGCCAAGTTACCAAGCGGAGTAGCACCGCCAGAAATCGAAGTAGCAGAAGTCTGCGCAATCGGGTTAACGTTGACATAAGTGGAACCTCCACCAATATATTCAGGACGCTGTAAACGATAATCTTGTGGAGTAACACCAAAATGAGCACGTAACAATTCAGTATAACGTGTACCACCTCGCGCATCACGCTCGAGCAATCTCTGAATCTGGAAAGATTGACGTAACTGATTAATAGTAGCAGCAGTAGCAGTACTTAAATCAGCATATAAACCAGTGTTAGAACCAAATCTGGTCTGTGACATAGCCGTATTATCATTATGAGGCATATATGCAGCAGTACCAGAACCTAACTTAGAATACAAACCATACTGATTTGTACCATCAGACAAAATAATATTTGTATTATTAGACAAAACAGGTGCTGAAGTACCTAAAGGTAAACTTACCGCCGCACCTTTTTGTGGCCAAGGCAAAGCACCAGTAAAATAATCTTTGCGCTTACCTCTACGTACCAAAGTATAATCCGATGGAACATCACCAGAATCTCCTTTACGAACAGTTAAAGAATTCTGTAAGTTCTCATCTCTAAACCATTCATTATAAATCAAATTGTACGCACGCAATGGCAAAGCATTGTGCGTAACAGTATTAGAACCTGTAATTTGACCTGCTGTTGGTAAACCAAAATGGTCAAATACAGAACCTACAGAATAACCACCTGCAGGACTAGTAATCGTAGGAATAACATAACTAATAGAATCACCAGGATTCTGTTGTTCACCCATAAACTTGACCCAGTTGTCCCAAACTAAACGATTTGGTACAAAAAAGAAAAATGTGTCAAGATGCAAATTATCCATAACAGGAAACAATGGCGTTGCCAAACGAGCAAACATTGTTGCCTTAACATTGTGCATATCTCCGGGAAGAACTTCATCACAGTAGATAGGAACAAGATAACCACCATCAAAAGTAGTTTTGTGAGCATATTGCGTATCAAAACTAGAGCGGGGAATTTCCGCCTTAGGAATCATAGCAAACTGGTGTGAACTCACAGATTTATTACGATGCATAACAATCTCCCGAAGTGTTCCGATCTACTTGTTACCAAGTAGACCGGTTATTAAAAAACTACTCGCTATCGCGAATCATAACATCTTTAGCTCTAGCAATCATCTTAGGTTGAGCTAATAAATCCATTGCACCAGTATTATCATCAAAAGTGCCCAGATAGAATAACTGAAAATCATCAGGGTGTCGATAAAGTTGATTATCATCACTTTCTCTATTAACTTCGTCTTGAAACTGACGCATCGCAACACCTTCCGAAGCCACATATGCTGGACGACCATAAGCACCAGCAGCAGTATCCAATATACTAACAATAACCATTTTCATAAACATAACTCCTTATAACTTACGTTTTAACAAAGACAACTTAGCCAACGCTACTTTCTCCTTTACAGCCAATCGCTCAGGAGTGTTGTCATCATAACGAGAGCGAGCATCCATCTCTCTTTTAAATTGTATCATGTCAAACTCTTCTGGAAACAATTCTTTAAACTTATTATCATAAAAACGTGGTGGTCGGCACTTCTTGCCACGCACCACAACATGGTCCTGTGTATACACATCGGACATGAACTTGTCAAGCCAAGCTTGACCAATACCCGGCTTTAAACTCATCTTGTTAAATTCAGGCTTTCTCTGAATTAACTCGCCGGTCTCTAGATCACAATACTGATAATGCTGTTCAGCATCAACCACTTCGTGGTTTTCATTAACGGTTTTACCGTTAATTTTCTTCATAATATATCGAGCAACATAAGCAGCAGATTCAAAATTGACATCACCAATACTGCTATAACCAAAAGGCCAAAGCTCTTCAAGTATCTTTGACGTATATAAGACAGACCCAGTCTCCGTTCTTTTGAAAACTTTCTTATCTTCAAAATCAAGACCAAAGATACAAGCATGATAATGAGGTC